TTTAATAATTTTCAAAACTTCTAACCCTTATGATGATGGCATCTTGTCCCCTATAAGTGCAGCATATAGAATGTTATCGGCCAACAATGAGGCACGAATATATCAAGAAAATCTTTTCAAAAATGGTATTGTATCGACTGGAATACTTGAAGTGGATAAGGACTATGAGCTTGATAGCAAAGGTGAGGCAATAGCAAAGATAAGAAATAGTTTTGCAAGTAATTATGCAGGTCGTAGGAATATTGGAAAACCTATAATCATACAAGGTGCAACATACAAACCTATATCATTGCAAGTGAAAGATATACAATTCCTGGAGCTTGCAAAAGCTACGGCTGAAGATATAATGATGATATACGGAGTGCCACCTATTATACTTGGAAGATATGATAATGCAAATTATAAAGTAGAAACACAACGTAAACTATTCTGGGAGAACACACTGCTTCCACTTATTGCATACCTTGAGAGAATATTTAATATTGAATTTCAAAATTTGAATGAAAAAATAAAATTCAATACTACGGGTGTAAAAGCACTACAGGAAGATATTAAAACACAGGTTGAGACAGGTGAGAAATTGTTGCGTATGGGTTTCACACTTAACCAGGTTAATGAAAAATTAAATTTAGGTTTTGATTTAGGTGGTATATCTTGGGCAGATGATTATCTTGGTTCTGTTCCTTTAGCAGTTGATACAAATGTTAAGAGCATAAAAACAAAAAATTTTATGAGCCCAGATGATGTGAAGTTATGGTCTGAAGTTGATGCTATAACAAAGTCGCAAGAAGAAAATTATGCAAAAAAGATATCAAATTATTTTTATAAGATTAGAAAAGAGATATTAAAAAAAATAAAACCAAACACAGTGATGGCTGATGTAATTGGCAACCTGGATTGGATTGCAAAAGACAAAGAACTTATAGGGCTTTCAAAACCTTATATACAAGATGTGTTTTTGAAAAGTTATGATAAATTATTGCGAGAAGTTGGAATTGATAAACAAAACCCATACCTTAATCAGGATGTAATAGATGTTATTCCTGATAGGTTTTCAACTGTCCTGATGTCAAATAGGACATTGAAAAAAGAATTGATGAAAGCAGTTGGGCAAGGTTTGTCAGTAGATGAAATGGCTGCAAACATAAAGAACGTAATGAATATATCAAGCAAGCGAGCACGAACTATTGCACAGACTAATTTAGTAGGTGCTACAAACCAAGGACGGTTCAAGGCTATGAGTGATAATGGTATAGATAATATTACCTGGGTATCAACACCTGACGACAGGACAAGAGATACTCATAGAGCACAGAATGGTGAAACTATCAAAAGAGGCGAAACGTTTGACAATGGGTTAAAATTTCCAGGAGACCCTAGCGGTGCACCTGAAGAAATAATAAATTGTAGATGCACAATAAAAGCAAACATAGGAGAATAAAATGAACAGAATAAAAAAACAATTAGAAGTAGAAGTAAAGGCAGTAAAAGGTAGAGTAATATCTTTCTTGGCAAGTCCAAACACAAAAGACAGAGACAATGAAATAATTGAGCCTACAGGATGGGTATTGGATAATTACAAAAAAAACCCAGTTTTTCTTTGGCAACATAACAGATATGAACCCCCCATTGGGAAAGCTATCAATGTGTATATTGATAATAATGGACTGAACATTGATGTAGAATTTGCAGACGCACAAACTTATGAATTTGCAGACACAATTTTTAAGCTATATCAAGGTGGATATCTTAATGCTGTATCTGTGGGGTTTATGGTGCTTGAACGTGACCCGAATGACACATATAGAATAACAAAACAAGAGCTTTTTGAATTGTCTGGAGTTACAGTGCCAGCTAATCAAGACGCACTTGCTAAGGCTTTGAATGAGAAAGTTATTGATGAAAAATGTTATAATGGAATTTGTGAAATAGATGAGAAAGATTTAAGACTTGAAAAATTAGAAAAAAAAATAAAAGAGAATGAGATAAGATTAGAGAATATTATTTCTAAACTGTCAAAAGCTGATGCTGACGAAAGTCTAAAAGTATCACAGGCTAAAGACACGGTTGAAGAGATAATAAAACTAATAAAAAATAAACAATAAAGAGGTAAAAAAAATGGCTGAATTACAAAAAGAATTTGAAGAGTTGAAGGAACTTATTCCTACACTCTTAACAAAAAAAGAATTGGGAGCTGAAATTGAAAAATCAACTGCTGAGTATCAAAAGACACTAAAATCTTATGAAGATAAAATCAATGCTCTTCAAGGTAAATTTGATGAGATTGACAAATCTTTCGCAGAAAAAATCAGTGGTTTGAAAATCAACAAAGCTAATGGTTTATCTGATGAAGACAAAGTTAACTTTGCTAAAATGCTAATCGGTATGAAAAATAAAAATGATACACAAGTAGCTGCTGCATATAAAGATATCGAACAAAAAGACTTAGCATCTGATGTAGACGCTGATGGTGGGTATACTGTACCTACTCCAGTTTCTAATGAAATTTATCGTATAGCAAAAGATAGTTCATTAATCTTAGCTAATGCTACTAATCTTCCTTTTACAGGAACTACTATGAAACTTCCTACTGTTGCAACAGATGTAACAGTTGAATGGGTTGGACAGAATTCTGCACCTACAAAAGCAGACCCAAAATTTGGGAAAGTAGATTTGACAAAAGAAAAAGTTATGGGCTATAGTGTAGTTGCTAGTGAAATGCTTACAGACCCACAAGTAGGGATTGTAGATTTCTTACTACGACTTTTCTCCGAAGCTACAGGTTATGCAATTGACGAACAAGGTTTTTCTGGAAGTGGTTCACCTTTCACAGGCATCGTCAACAATGGTGGAGTAAATGCTACAAGTGGCGCTTTAAGTTACGATTCATTAAGTGACCTAATCGCAGCTCTTGATAAACCTTCTTTGACTGGTGCAAGCTTTTATGCGAATAAGTCTGTTATCAATGACATTAGACAGTTGAAAGATAGCAATGGTAATCCTATTTGGGCAAATGCAGTAACTGGAAATGGTGCTCAGATTTTAGGTTATGGTTATGATAGCACAAACGTACTTGCAAATGATAAAGTTGTGTTTGGTAGTTTAAAAAATACTGTTATATCTGCTGATGCTATTACACTCGCATTACAGTATCAAGCTAAGACTGATAACTATGATGTAGTCACAAAACAACGCATAGCTTTTGCTATTCCTACACCTAAAAGTTTTGCAGTACAGACAATAGTTTAGTAAATAATTGGGAGGGCTTCGGCTCTCCCATTTTTGAGGTAAGTAATGAATATAGTTACATTAGATGAAATTAAACTACAGCTTGATATACCTACAAGCAATACAGACTATGATGAAATGCTTACTAATATAGCTGACAGTGTTGAGGCTTACGTTGAAAGTTACACGGGTTGTTTTTTTTATACCCGTGATATAAAAGGCGTAGCATATAAGCCAGATAAAAGAGAATACTCTTTGGACTGGACACGTAATTTATATGTGCCTTATAATAATATTAATTCTGTCAGTGTGCTTGGCGGAGACGTAAATATACAAGCTGGAACTTATGGTTTGACTTATGGCATCAATACAGAAGTGCTTTGGAAAACTGGCGGCTCTTTTTATTTTACTAATGATGCAGATGGTGGTGACTTATATATAGAATTTAATTCTGGGTATGATAAGCCTGCTGATATTGTACAGACTATTATAGACAGCGTCAGAATACAATTTAGACATATAACAGACAACGCAGATATGATAGCATCTAAGACAGTTGGGGGAGAATCAACAACATATAATCTTTTTGGTTTTTCAGATATTGGAAAAAAAATATTGAAAAAATATAAAGATAATTCTAGAATATTTACAATGCTTCCTAATGAATTTCTCGAGACAACGTTGGTGCCAGCATGATAAATATTAGAATGACAAAACCACAGAATATTGACAGTCAAACAAATGAAATCGTAAACAAATTTACAAACTTAACAAGAGGCGATTTAATCAGGGCTGGATATATTTATGATGCTAAACTGGTTGATAATCTTTCTAATGTAATTGTGAATGTAATCACCGGAAGGCTTCGAGCTTCTAATTTTGTAAAAACTGTACCTGATAGGCTTGCTATTATTTCAGGCGTTGCTACTGATTATGCTCAAGAAGTAGATGACAGGAAAAACTATATGGATATAACTTGGAGTCAGGTTGAAAATAGAATAGATAAAATTATGGGAGTGAATGAATGAGCAGTAGAAGATTAATTTTATTGAACATTATATCAGCTCTTGAAAATATATCTATTGCTAATGGATACAACACTGATGTGAGATATGTATCAGAGAATTTAGCTGTCCCGTCAGAATTAAGTGTTTCAAAATTCCCTGCATTGTTTGCAATTGATGCAGATGAAATCTTTGAGGGAAAGAATCAAAT